TAAATGACGAAATAGTTGTTCATCATAATGTTTTTAGAAGATTTCACAATGTGCATGGTAAAGAACAAAATAGTAGAAGTTATATTAACGAAAATACATATGCGGTAAAAGAAGATCAAATTTTTGCATATAAAAGAAATAATAACTGGAAAGCTTTAAGTGGGTATTGTTTTGTTAAACCAATTAAATCATACGATAAATTTAGTATTGATAAAGAACAACCATTAGTTGGTATAATGAAATACTGTGACAATAGCCTTAAAGATATTAAACCAGGAGATTTAATAGGCTTTACTCCTAATAGTAAATACGAGTTTATTATTAATGGAGAAAGATTATATAGAGTATTAACAAATTCAATTTCAATTAAATATGAATATCAAGGACAAGAAAAAGAATATAATCCAAGCTGGTTATAAAGCGGTTGACGAATTAATTAAAGTAGCTAAAGAGGAAATAGTTGATAGCGATGAGGATATTTCTGCTGATAGATTAAAAAATGCAGCAGCAACTAAAAAGTTAGCTATATTTGATGCCTTCGAGATATTAAATAGAATTGAAGAGGAGAAAAATATATTAGAAGACAAACCCACTACACAAAAAGAAAGCACTTTTCAAGGGTTTGCGGAAAGAAGATCTAAATAATGTACGAACAAACTTTATATAAAATTATTGAGCCAATAAGAATTAATACACTTAAAAGACTTAATAAAAGTAAGAAATGGAAATATGGCTATAATAAAGAACATGATATTGTAGTCATAAGTAAAACAGGAATGATAGGGGAGATATATGAGATACAAAATCTTAAAATAGCTTTACCTCCTGCTACTAAAGTTTATAGTAGATCTAAAAAGAAACAAGAACAATATTGGGAACAGTTTGAATATCCAAAAGCATTAAAAAATGTAAAAACCATTTTTGATTGGAGAGATTATCCCAGCGAACATAAAGATAAATGGTTTGATTACATAAATGAAGAATTCAATCGTAGAGAACATGGTTTTTGGTTTAATAATAATGGTAAGCCTACTTACATTACCGGTACTCACTATATGTATCTTCAGTGGTCAAAAATTGATGTGGGTGCTCCTGAGTTTAGAGAATCTAACAGATTATTCTTTTTATTTTGGGAAGCTTGTAAAGCAGATAAACGTGCTTATGGAATATGTTACCTTAAAAATAGACGATCTGGCTTCTCGTTTATGGCAAGTGCGGAAGCAGTTAATGCTGCTACTATCTCGAGTGATGCAAGATATGGTATATTATCGAAGTCTGGTTGGGACGCTAAAAAGATGTTTACAGATAAGGTTGTACCAATATCTGTTAATTACCCGTTTTTCTTTAAGCCGATTCAGGATGGTATGGATCGACCAAAAACTGAACTTGCGTATAGGGTTCCGGCTCAAAAGTTTACTCGTAAAAAACTTCAAACGAATGAACAAATTGAAGAAATTGTAGGTTTAGATACTACTATTGATTGGAAAAACACTGGTGATAATAGTTATGATGGAGAAAAACTTAATTTACTAGTACATGATGAGAGTGGTAAATGGGAAAGACCTGATAATATTTTAAATAACTGGAGAGTAACAAAAACATGTTTACGATTAGGTAGTAGAGTTATTGGTAAGTGTATGATGGGAAGTACATCAAACGCATTAGATAAAGGTGGTGATAATTTTAAAAAATTATATAAAGATTCTGATGTAACAAAAAGAAATAAAAATGGACAAACTAAATCTGGTTTATATAGTTTGTTTATACCAATGGAATGGAATTATGAGGGATTTATGAATAAGCATGGTATTCCAGTGTTTGATACACCAAATGAACCTGAATATGATTTTTATAATGAACTAATTGATACTGGTGTTATAGATCATTGGGAAAATGAAGTTGATGGTTTAAAGAATGATCAAGATGCTTTAAATGAATTTTATCGTCAATTTCCACGAACCGAAGAACATGCTTTTAGAGATGAGGCAAATAATAGTATATTTAATCTTGTTAAAATATATGAACAGATTGATTATAATGAGGAAGCAAAAAGTGCAGCAGATATATCCACGGGGAATTTTCAATGGGTTAGTGGTATAAAAGATTCTAATGTAATATTTTATCCCGATCCAAAGGGAAGATTTAAAGTTAGTTGGGTACCACCACAACATTTACAAAATAAATATACTATAAAAAATGGTATTAAATACCCAGCAAATGAACATATAGGTGCTTTTGGATGTGATAGTTACGATATATCAGGAACAGTAGATGGTAAAGGTTCAAAGGGTTCTTTACACGGGTTAACAAAATTTAGTATGGAAGAGGTTCCTGCTAATCATTTTTTCTTAGAATATATCGCTAGACCTCAAACAGCTGAAATATTTTTTGAAGATGTTTTAATGGCATTGCATTTTTATGGCATGCCAATACTAGCGGAAAATAATAAACCTAGATTATTATATTATTTAAGAAGAAGAGGTTATAGAGGATTTAGTATGAATAGACCTGATAAAGTTTGGAACAAATTATCTGTAGCTGAAAAAGAAATAGGTGGTATACCAAACTCAAGTGAAGATATAAAACAAGCTCACGCGGCTGCAATTGAAATGTATATTCAAGAACATGTTGGACATAAAGGTGAAGGCTATGGTAATATGTATTTTAATGCAACATTAAATGATTGGGCTAGGTTTGATATAAATAAAAGAACAGCGTTTGATGCCACAATAAGTTCAGGTTTAGCTATTATGGCATGTAATAGACATTTGTATAAACCAAACGCAACAATAGAAAAAGAAAAAGTAAACATCAATATTGCTAAATATAGTAATAAAGGTACAATATCGAAATTAATAAAGAATTATGATTGAAAAGGATATAAAAAGTCACTTTCCTAGTCAAATAGCCGATAACGCTACAAAAATATCTGCAGAGTATGGATTAAGTGTAGCTAAAGCAATTGAACACGAATGGTTTAGTAAAGATGCTGGCGGTAATAGATTTGATGCTAATAAAGATGATTTCCATAAACTTCGTTTATATGCAAGAGGAGAACAACCTATAGAAAAATACAAAAATGAATTGTCAATTAATGGTGATCTATCTTATTTAAATTTAGATTGGAAGCCAGTACCTATTATACCAAAGTTTGTAGATATTGTTGTTAATGGTATTGCAGAAAGAACATATGATATAAAAGCATACTCACAAGATCCATTTGGTTTAAGTAAAAGAACTTCATATATGGAAGGTATTTTACAAGATATGCGTATGGGTGATATTAATAACATGATGCAAGAATCTTTTGGTATGAATATGTTTAATAACGATCCAAGTAAATTACCAGAAGATGAAGATGAATTAGCTGTTCACATGCAACTAGATTATAAACAATCTGTTGAGTTAGCAGAAGAGCAAGCAATCAATACAATATTTGATGATAATAAATATGAATTAACTAAAAAGAGATTATATTATGATTTAACAACTATTGGTATTGCTGCGGTAAAAAGTAATTTTACTCAAGCCGAAGGAATAAAAGTAGAATATGTTGATCCAGCTAATGTTGTATATTCATATAGTACATCACCATATTTTGATGATTTATATTATGTTGGTGAGGTTAAATCTGTCCCAATTAATGAGTTAGTAAAAGAGTTTCCTAATTTAACTGTTGATGAATTAGAAGATATTAAACAACAAGGTATATTTAATAATAATATTTCAAATAGAAATCTTCCAGACACAAGTACTATTGATAATAACATTGTGCAAATTTTATATTTTAGTTACAAAAGTTATATTAACGAAGTATATAAAGTAAAAACAACTGGAAGTGGTGCTGATAAAGCTTTAGAAAAAGATGATAACTTTAATCCACCTGAATCTGATAATTTCTCAAGAATATCTAGACCAGTAGAAGTATTATTTGAGGGAGCTTACGTGGTTGGTAAAGAAAAATTACTTAAGTGGGGTATGGCAAAAAATATGATGCGTCCAAAAAGTGATAGCACAAAAGTTAAATTAAATTATTCCCTTGTTGCTCCAAGAGTATATAAAGGTAGAATTGAATCATTAGTAAAACGCATAACTGGTTTTGCTGATATGATTCAATTAACTCATTTAAAGATACAGCAGGTACTAGCAAGAATGGTTCCTGATGGTGTTTATTTAGATGCTGACGGTTTAGCTGAGGTTGATCTTGGTAACGGGACAAATTACAATCCACAAGAAGCATTAAACATGTTCTTCCAAACAGGTAGTATTATTGGTAGATCATTAACATCTGAAGGTGATATGAATCCAGGTAAAATACCTATTCAAGAAATACAATCTGGATCTGGTAGTGGAAAGTTACAAAATTTAATTCAAACATACAATTATTATTTACAAATGATAAGAGATGTAACCGGATTAAATGAAGCAAGAGATGCTGCTATGCCAGATAAAAACGCTTTAGTTGGTATACAAAAAATGGCAGCTGCTAATAGTAATACCGCAACGAGACATATATTGCAGTCTGGACTATTTTTAACTGCTGAAGTTGCAGAGTGTATTTCGTTGAGAGTATCTGATATAATAGAATATTCCCCCGCAAAACAAGCGTTTATTCAAAAAATTGGTGGACATAATGTAGCAACATTAGAAGAGATGAAAGAATTGCACTTATATGACTTTGGTATATTTATAGAATTAGAACCAGATGAAGAAGAAAAGCAGATGTTAGAAAATAACATACAAGTAGCTTTATCAAAAGAAAATATTGAATTAGAAGATGCTATTGACGTACGTTCTATAAAAAATGTTAAGTTAGCTAATCAAGTATTAAAAATTAGAAGAAAAAGAAAAATAGAAAGAGATCAAGCTCAACAACAACAAAATATACAAGCACAATCACAAGCTAACGCTGAAGCACAACAAGTAGCAGCTCAAGCTGAAGTGCAAAAACAACAAGCATTAACAGAATCAAAAATTCAATTAGCTCAAGCTGAGGCACAAATGGAATCTAATAAATTACAACAAGAAGCGGCTCTTAAAAAAGAACTAATGGATCATGAGTTTCAAATTAATATGAGATTAAAAGAAATGGAACTTGAATCTGCTAAAGAAAAAGAAACCGCCAAAGAAGATCGTAAAGATGAAAGAACTAGAATTCAAGCATCTCAACAATCTGAAATGATAGATCAAAGAAATAAGGATAAAGCACCAAAGAAATTTGAATCTGCTAATAATGATGTTATAAGCGGTGATTTTGATTTAGGAGCATTTGATCCTAGATAACATGTTTAACAAATAAATAATAGTAAAATGGCAATAGTAACAAACGATTGGACTGCTAAAATAATGGGATCAGTATGTACAGATGGTGGAGACGCTATCAAACCTCCTACAGATCACGTATTTATTGGATTTACTGTGTTAGCCGCGGCAACATTTGATGCTAGTGGTGGTTTGGTTGCGGAAGATGCAACTGTATACGCAAACACAGAAGATGCTGCTGGTGATTTAGCTGCTGGTTCAGAAACAACAATTGAAGGATCTGGTGGTGTTGAATTGGACGCTAGTAATAGTTTTCCAGCTGGTGTAACTATTTATGGTAGGTATACCGAAATAGATGTAGCTGGTGGAACAATTATAGCATACTGGGGAAAATAAGAAATTGTACGAAAGTACATTATGTTTAATTAATTATATAATATTATATTATGGCTAAAAAAGAACAAAAAGTCGAAGAGGTAGTTGAACCTAAAGTTGAAACTAAAGAAGAAACTAAACCTCAAGAAACACCGGTTGAAGAGAAACCAATGGGTGATAAAATTAAGGTTAAGAAACCTAAAATGAAAAAAATGAATATTGGTGATGAACCAATAAAAGTAGATTTAACTAAAGAAGTAGAAGAAAAGGTAGAAGAAAAAGTAGAGAAAAAAGTAGAGGAAAAACCTGTTGAAGAGATTAAAGAGGAAGAAAAAACTACTGAAGAAGTTAAAGAAGAAGAAACAGAAACTCCTGTTTTGGAAGAAGTAACTGATGAAAAGATTGATGAAGAGGTAAAAAATGTTAAAGAAGAAGTTACTGAAGCTGTTGAAGAAGCTAAAGAAACTGGAGAACCTTTACCAGAAAATATTCAAAAAGTTGTAGACTTTATGAATGAAACTGGTGGAAGTCTTGATGATTACGTTAAATTAAATCAAGATTATAGCAAACTTAATGAAGAACAATTATTAAGAGAGTATTATCAACAAACGAAACCTCATTTAAATAATGAAGAAATAAGTTTCTTGATGGAAGATCAGTTTTCATATGATAAAGATGCTGATGAAGAAAACGTAATTAAGAGAAAGAAATTAGCGTTTAAAGAGCAGGTTGCCGACGCTAGGAACCACTTAGACGGGTTAAAGTCTAAATACTATGAAGAAATCAAAGCTGGATCAAAGCTTACGCAAGATCAACAAAAGGCTGTAGATTTTTTTAATAGATATAATAAGGAGAATGAAGCAACGCAAAAGCAAGCAGAAAAACAACAATCAATCTTTTTAGAAAAAACAAATAATGTTTTTAACGACAAATTCAAAGGTTTTGAATATAATGTTGGTGAGAAAAGATATAGATTTAATGTTAAAGATGCAAATGAAGTTAAGACAACACAAAGTGACATTAATAATTTTGTTGGAAAATTTCTTGATAAAAGAAATAATACAATGAATGATGCTACTGGTTATCACAAATCTTTATTTACAGCTATGAATGCTGATGCAGTCGCAAATCACTTTTATGAACAAGGTAAAGCCGATGGGATTAAAGAAAGTATTTCTAAATCTAAAAACATCGATATGAATCCTAGATCAGCTCATGAAAAAGTTGAGGTAGGAGGACTTAAAATGAGAGTGGTTACTGGTGACAGTGCTAATAAACTCCGATTTAAACTTAAACAATAACTTTAAACAATTTAAAATTTATAACAAATGGCAGCAATAACTCCAACCGCGGGTGGTAGTTTAAATTTAACTCCCTCTCCGCAAAAGCAGACTTTGTCTGGAAACTATTTGGATTTCGCTGGTACTACTGACACAACTTGGGCTCAACAATATTTACCTGAGCTTATAGAACAAGAAGCAGAGATTTTTGGAAACAGAAGCATCTCAGGTTTTCTTTCTCAAGTTGGTGCAGAAGAATCAATGGCATCAGATCAAGTAGTTTGGTCAGAACAAGGTAGATTACACCTGTCTTATAAAGGTTGTAGCGTTAGTACAAACACTTTTACCATCGGAACTTCTGTTGGTACAGCTGATACTACTAACACTCACGGTATAAGAGTAGGACAAATGGTTGTTGTAAGTGATGGCGATGCATCTCCTACTATATTCAAGGGATATGTTTCAGCTGTTCCTAGCACAACTACATTAACAATTCTTCCGTATAAAGTTGCAGCTGTTGCAAACGTTTCAGGATTCAATACTTCAAGTACATCTATTAGAATATTTGTATTTGGTTCTGAATTCAAGAAAGGTGACAACGGAATGAGCAACGCGGTAAATCCGGAATTCAAATCATACACTAACAAACCAATTATCATTAAAGATAAGTATGAAGTTAGTGGTTCTGATACAGCATCTATTGGCTGGGTCGAAGTTTCAGGTGAAGAAGGTCAAAATGGTTACCTATGGTATTTAAAAGCTGAAGGTGATACAAGGGCTAGATACGCTGATTACTTAGAAATGGCATGTATAGAAGGTGTTGCTGGTGTACCTGGAAGCTCTACAGTAGATACAGAGCTAGGTAACGCTGGTAAAGATTTCGGTACTGAAGGTTTATTCGAAGCAATCGAAAATAGAGGACACGTTACTTCTGGTATAGCTGGAACTAGCGCTTCTGATGATTTAGGTTCTTTCGACGAAATCCTTAAAAAGTTTGATGAGCAAGGAGCTATTGAAGAAAACATGTTATATGCTAATAGATCTGTATCTTTAGCTATTGATGATATGTTAGCTTCACAGAACTCTTATGGCTCAGGTGGTACTTCTTGGGGAGTTTTTAATAACTCAGAAGAAATGGCGCTTAACTTAGGATTCGCTGGATTTAGAAGAGGTTCTTATGACTTCTATAAATCTGATTGGAAATACTTAAATGACGCTACTTTAAGAGGTCAAGCAGCATTTGATGACGTTAGAGGGGTAATTATCCCAGCTGGTGTTTCAACTGTTTATGACCAAGGTATGGGTAGAAACATTAAGAGACCTTTCTTACACGTAAGATATAGAGCGTCTCAAGCTGATAATAGAAGACTAAAAACTTGGATCACAGGTTCAGTTGGTGGAAACATCACTTCTGATCTTGATGCAATGGAGGTCCATTACTTATCAGAAAGATGTTTAGTTGTTCAAGGAGCTAATAACTTCATGATTCTTAACTAATACATTATTTTTAAAGAGTTAGGTGCTTCGGCACCTAGCCCTTTATTTTTTTAACTTATTTAATTATATTATATTATGGCAAAGAAAAAGAAAGAAGAAGTTTCTTTAGAAGAAACTCCTTTAGCAGTACAAGCAGAGACTGCTGTTAAAAAAGAAGAACCTAAAAAGGATTCTTGGGAGATAAAAGATCGTATGTATTATTTACGTGATGGTATGTCTCCATTAACATATACAATTAGATCACGAGGTATTTATTGGTATGATGCTGAAAAAGGATATGAGAGAGAAATTAAATATACTCTTAATCAAAGAACACCGTTTGTAGATGAATTCAAAGGTGAGGCGAGATTAGGTCATATTGTATTTGAACAAGGAATGTTATTCGTTCCAAAAGAAAAACAAACATTACAACGTTTGTTAGCAATACATCCAGATAAAAATAAATTGTTTTTCGAAAGAGATGAAGTTCGAGAAGCAGAAGAAGATTTGGATATATTAGAAATGAGATTCCAAGCTTTAAGTTCTGCTAGAAGTCTAGATATTGATGAAGCAGAAGCAATACTTAGGGTTGAACAAGGAAGCTCAGTTGCTAAAATGACATCTAAAGAGATAAAAAGGGATATTTTAGTTTTTGCTACAAATAAACCTTCATTATTTTTAGAGTTAGCAAATGATGATAATGTACAGCTTAGAAACTTTGGTATCAAAGCAGTAGAAGCTAGAATTTTGATACTTTCAGACGATCAAAGAACATTTACATGGAAAGACACAGGTAGGAAGGTTATGACCGTTCCTTTTGATGAACATCCATATTCTGCATTAGCAGCGTTCTTTAAAACAGATGAAGGTTTAGAAATTTATAAAACAATAGAAAAACAAGTATAATCATCTTTATAGAGTAGTCATCTCTATGAGGTGACTACACTATATAAAAAAGAAATTATGGCAGTAAATGTAGATACAGTTTATCAAAGAGTATTAAGTATTCTTAACAAAGAACAAAGAGGTTATCTAACGCCTCAAGAATTCAACTTATTAGCTAATCAAGCTCAATTAGATATATTTGAGCAATATTTTTATGATCTAAATCAGTTTATGAGAATACCAGGTAATGATACAACATACGCTGATCAAGTAGATATAATACAAGAAAAAATTGACGTATTTGAAAAATTTAGACAAGATGTAAGCATGAGTAGTGGTGGTGTAGGTGCATTACCAACACATTATAGAATGGGAGAATTATCATATAATAATGGAGGAACTTATGTTGAAATAGAAAAAGTATCACAAAATAATTTAAATCATTACATTAACTCACCTTTACTTGAGCCAAGAGTAGCTAGACCAATCTATGTACAAACTAGTGCTACTGCAATACAGGTTTATCCAACATCAATCACGTCTGGTGTAACATGTAATTTAATATCTGCGCCCGCAACAATAGAATGGGCTTATACAACTGTAAATAATCATCCATTATATAACGCAAACAATAGTACTAATTTTGAACTTCATCCTTCAGAAGAGAAAAATTTAGTTATAAAAATATTAGCATTAGCTGGTGTATTAGTTAAAGATCCAAACGTATACCAAGTTGCTGCAACAGAAGAAAACAAAGATGTTCAACAAGAAAAATCATAAATAAATGGGATTATTAGGAACAACAACACAAGAATCATATTATCAGCAAAGTCAGAGTAAATGGAGTACCGCTCCAAATGGAATAGCAACTGCGTTTACTTTAACAACTAGTTATTTTCCCACATTAAGTGATTTAGTAAAAACTGAAATTAGAGTATTTGTTAATAATGTTGAAATTGATACAGCTAATTATAGCTTTTCTCAACCAACTTTAACGTTTACGGGTAGATCAGGAAATGAAAGTGTATTAGCAGATGGTACTGGTGGTACTACAGTCAACGCTCCAATTAATGGAGCTACATTAGTTGTTAGAGAAAGATCAAGCGCTGAGAGACATGGAAAATATCAATACGTTAGTATGGATGATATTATTAATAATTTTTTGTTTTCATATGTTGGTCAAGACAAAATAATTCCAAGAGCTAATAGAAGTGACATAGCTTTTCATGCTCAACGTGGTTTAGCGGAATTAAGTTACGATACATTAAGAGTAGAGAAATCTCAAGAAATTGAAGTACCTGATTCATTAACTATGATTTTACCACATGATTACGTGAATTATGTAAAATTGTCATGGTTAGAAACAACCACTGGTATTGAGCGTATTTTATATCCAGTAAGAGTTACAGGTAATCCAAAAGCATTACTACAAGATTCTGATTATAATTATTTGTTTGATGATACAAGTGGTGAATTACTTGAAGGTGATCCTTCTGAAACTTGGAAAGGATTTAAATCTGAGACTACATCAGAAGCTACAGATGCAAAAGATACATTAAAAGATTTAGAAGCACATAATGTTGGTGGTAGATATGGTATTGATCCACAATATGCGCAAGCAAATGGAACTTTCTTTATTGATAATGTTAGAGGTAAAATACATTTTAGTTCCAATTTAAGTAATAAAATAATAGTATTAAGATACATAAGTGATACATTAGGTACGGATGGAGAAATGCAAATACATAAATTTGCAGAAGAAGCTTTATACAAATGGATTATATATGGTTTAGTATCTACAAGATCTAATGTTCCAGAGTATATTGTTAATAGATATAGAAAAGAAAGATTTGCAGCAACAAGAAAAGCTAAATTAAGATTATCAAATCTTAAAGCTGAAGAGCTTGCACAGGTTATGCGTGGTAAATCTAAGTGGATTAAATAAAGTTTAAAAATATGCCAGAAATAAAAAATAACTTTACATCAGGTCGAATGAATAAAGATCTTGATGAAAGATTACTTCCTAAAGGTGAATATAGAGATGCGTTAAACATTGATATAGCCACGTCTGAAACAGGTAATGTAGGTACTGCTCAAAATGTTTTGGGTACAGAAAGAATATCTACATTAGGTATTACTGGCCAAAAATGTATTGGTTCAATCGCTGATACAAAAAATGATAAAATTTATTGGTTTATTGCAGGTACATCAGTTGATGCTATTGTAGAGTATAGTACTATAACAAAACAAATCAAACCAGTTTTAGTTGATGTAAAATCTACATCAGGTGGTATTTTAAATTTTCAAACAGAAGCATTAAATAGAAAAAATGATAATCTTATTACTGGTGTTAATTTAATAGTTGATGAAGATAAGGATAATAATGCTACAACATTTTTATTATGGACAGATAATAAAAACGAACCTAAAAAAATTAATATAGAACGTTGTAAATCTGGTTGTGCAACTGGTGGTAGCGCATATTCTACAATGACAAAATTATTTATTAATGGTGTGGATAAGGGTAATATATTAGAAGAGCATATTACTACAATAAAAAAATCACCACTTAATGCTCCTGATATAGCGTTATATAAAACATCAGATGCTAGTAGAGATCAAACAAGATCTGCAACAGCAACATACACATCAAAAGAAGGTGAATTAACAACAACTAAAACAATTTCTACTTCAGAGAGTGTAATTGTACCTAGACCAAAAGGTTATCAAATACGTGGCGCTAATGGTATTACATTTACTGCAAATTCAAAACCTATATTTAAAGAAGGAGATAAAGTTCAATTAACAGCATCAACCACAGATACTGGTTTACAAGAAACATATACAGCGGTATTACAAATAGTTTCCACGACAAATACTGGTAGTGGAACTACACTTGGTGAAACTGCTACCTCAAAAAACTATTGGTGTGATGTTATTTCTATTTCAAGTAACTTAACATTACATTCATTGACATGGAAAGTTGAGTTAATACAAGGAGATCCTATATACGAATTAAAATTCCCGAGATTTGGATATAGATGGAAATATGCGGACGGTGAATATTCTTGTTTTTCACCATTTTCTAAAGTTGCATTTTTACCAGATCAAGATAATGGGTTTCAATATAATCCAGTGGAAGCGCATAACTTGTCTATGGTAAATACAGCAAGAACTGTTACTGTTGGTGGAGGAACAACAATACCATTCGATGTTAGACCAAAAGATGTTATTGAGGTAGATGTACTATATAAAGAATCAAATTCTACAAACGTATATACTGTCACCACTTTAAAAACAAAAGAAGATATGGATTCTGTTGAAAGTGGTGGCGATGGATATTCAATAACATCAGAGCAGGTACACGCGTTGGTTCCTAGTAATCAATTATTAAGGCCTTGGGATAATGTACCAAGAATGGCTAAAGCACAAGAGATTACAAAAAATAGAGTTATTTATGGTAATTATTTACAAAATTATAATGTACCAGAAGAACCATCATTTGTAATAACTGTTGGTCAAACTGAAATAGAGGACAACACAGCTACACAATCATTAAAATCAATTAGAAATTATCAAGTTGGTGTTGTGTTTTTAGATAAATTTGGTAGACAAACACCTGTACTTTCAAATGATTCTGGTGCTATCAAATTAGATCAAGGTTATGCTGAAACAGCAAATAAATTAAATGTAAAAATAAAAAATAAAAAACAAGGAAATTTAGTAAAACCAGAGTGGGCAACGCACTATAGATATTTTATTAAAGAACCATCACTTGAGTATTATAATCTAGCAATGGACAGATTTTATACACAAGAAGGTGATCACATTTGGTTATCATTTCCATCTGCAGAAAGAAATAAAGTTGATGAAGAAACGTATTTAATTTTAAAAAAGAAGCATGATGTAGATGAAGCACCTGAAATAACAAAGGGTAAAGCTTTAAAATATAAAATACTTGATCTTAAAAATGAAGCACCTAAATCAATACGTAAAAGAAAAAATTTAGTTACCACGTTAACAACTCAATTTGGTAAAACAGAAGCTGATACAGGTAATGGATTTCCAGAAGAACTTGGCTTATATATTAATATACCTTATGCTACAATTAAAGATACGCCTGTAGAAAGTTTTTTGGATGAAAATCCTAATGAATTATATATAAGAATAGCTAAAACTGGCGGGGAAACAGAAAGGTATCAATTAACTAGTATTGAACCTATTGGTACACCAGCTATAGGATCATCAATATCTGGAACTACCACACCTACTGGTTATTGGAAATTCAATTTAAAAGTTCCACTAGGAAGTGATGTAAACATGTTAAAAACTAGTGCTGGCGCTGAAGTTGGTGGGTTATCTGCTAAATTTTATAAAGAAGAAACTGAAGATTTAGAAGAGTTTGATGGAAGATTTTTTGTTAAAATTAAAAGAGATAATGATTTAGATCAAAGTTTATTATCTTTTGTTCAAAATCCAACTTATGGTGTTGAACACACGTGTAGATTATTTTATATTAACTACTTACCACATGGTACCAGTGAAAATGATGCTAGACGACAGGGTAGATATGCTTACGCAAACACCTCAAGAGATATGTTTAAAAACGTGGGTGCTGGTAATGCTGCGTTGTGTATTGATCACGCGGTAATTTATAAGGATGAAAATGCGAATTTATCTGCTGGACTAGCAAAGTGGACTGGCGGTGATTTAAAATGGGATGGTGGTAATAAAAATGTATTTCCATCTACATCTAGTGCTGATTGGTTTGGTAATTTAACTGTTGAGAAGAATGGTATTGATGGAAAAAGAATGATTCCATTAAGATGGTTAGGTGGAAATGATAGTAGATTTGCAAGTACACAAATAGAAAGAGAGGCTTTTAAAAGTGATGATGAGTATAATACATATTTAAAATTACAACAAACTGGAACAAAATTTAGATTTGAAGGAGATCCAAATGAGAGTGTTCATGAGATTGTTTCTCAAAATGGCGCAGATGGTTTTCCTAAAACAGGTTATAATTACTTAAAAAATAATGGTAATCTTTCTGATAATTATAAAAAGTTTGATTCCAATCACGCTTTACAAATGCTATTAACATTAAAAACAACTATAGATGGTGTTGAGCAAAATAACATTGGTTGGTCACCTTTATCTCCAAACTCTGACGGGTCAGCACCAATAGATCAATACGGCACAAATAACTATAGGAATACTATGGGGTGGAAAATTGACAATAGTGGAGGTGCTTCTATGAATATTGAAATACTAAAAGAAATTTTTAACGAATTAACTTATTCTAGTAAAAGTCCTGCGATATGGGAAACTGAACCAAAAGAATCTCCAGATTTAGAAATTTATTATGAAGCTGGTAAAACATATCCTATAGCAGACTTAGGTGATGCTAACGGTGATGATGTAGAATACATGAACTGTTGGTCATTTGGTAATGGAGCTGAATCAAATAGAATACGTGATGATTATAACGCTATATTTGTTGATAAAGGTCCTAAGGTTTCATCCACAATGGCTGAACAATATGGGGAAGAGAGAAGAGCTAGCGGTATGATTTATTCTGGCATATATAATTCTTCTTCTGGTGTTAACAGATTAAACCAATTTATACAAGCAGAAAAAATAACTAAAGATGTTAACCCGGAATATGGTAGCATACAAAAACTACACACAAGAGATTCTGATGTTCTAGTATTATGTGAAGATAAATGTTTGAGGATTTATGCTAATAAAGATGCTTTATATAATGCTGACGGTAGTACAAATTTATTAGCAAGTAATAAAGTGTTAGGAGTTAGTGATCCTTTTGTTGGGGATTATGGTATATCTGAAAATCCTGAATCATTTGCTAGTCATGGTTTTAGAGCATATTTTACTGATAAACGCCGAGGAGCTGTTTTAAGGTTATCTAGAGATGGTTTAACTAACATTGCATATAAAGGCATGCGAGATTGGTTTTCTGACAATCTAAGGCAGCCTAAGACAATTCTGGGGAGTTATGATGATAAGAAAGATAATTACAACTTAACATTAATAGGTTCATCAAATAATACAATTAGTTATACTGAACTAGCAGGTGGTTGGACAAGTTTTAAGTCATTTATACCACAAAGTGCGTTAACATTAAATAATACGTATTATAGTTTTTATAACGGTGATCTTTGGGAACATAATAAAAATAGCCTTAGAAATAAATTTTATGGTACTAGTTATGATTCAACAATTAAATTAATATTTAATGATTCCCCATCTACAATTAAGAATTTTAAAACACTAAACTATGAAGGTACTACATCAAGATTATACAAGACTACTCAAAGGGGCTATTCAGCTGGAGCAGATACGACACTTGAAAAAGAAGGGTGGTATTGTAACTCTTTCACAACTGGTGAACAAGATGGTGATGTACCTTATTTCATAAATAAAGAAGGAAAATGGTTTGCTAATTTACATGGATCAGGAATTACAACTACAGATCTAGAATCAAAACAAGCAGCAAAAGAATTCAAAGTACAAGGTATAGGAGAATTAAGTTCATCATCTGGTCCATCAAGAGCAGGTTATCATGTTAAAATAAGCGTTGAAATGGATTCCTCAGATGACACCTCTGATAATCTTTTTGCAATACCTACATCATTTACAATTGATGGTACAACATATGATAATACTGTAGGTAGTGGTTATCATGTAGCTGGTGGTGCAACTGTAAGTAAGAATGTAATTTTTACATTTGAACCTGATAACGCAAACACTGCTGATGCTTCTGTTATGAAGGCAGCAGATTTTGCTTTTGTTAGTGAAAGTAGTTCCACAGTAACAAACGCTGTGACAGATGCTAGTGTTGCTTTTGCAGATACAACAAGTGCTTACGCTGATGATAATAAAGTTACTATGACAGTACCAATATCATTCACGATGCCAACTAATGACCAAACAATTGTTGTTAAAATAACAGGTAAAGCAAAGCATATATATACTGTTTCTGGTAAATGGTATTCTGTTGTTAAAAACACTTCAGTGCCTACAACTTCTAACTTAAGTGGTACTGCATATTCTGCTTCAGGTATGGAAGGTGAAACGGTTACAATTGATTTAGATCCTAGCGATGGTGGTGTTACAACAACGACATTTACAGCTGCTACAGATCATATATTTAAAGAAGATTCACATCCTAGTATTGATTTAACACGAACATTATATCTTGGTAGTAATTATAGGGTAACAGAAACACCTGCGTTGGGATCAACTGGTGATATATCTACTAAATCATTTGCATTAACATATAAAATACCTAATAGAAGTGTTGAGAATGACATAATAAATTTTGTTGCTGAAGCTGAAAATAACGAAGTAGCATCAAGTACAAATATAACACATTGGAGTGTTGATCTTCAATCATACGAAGAATTTGAAACAACAATAACAACTAGTGCAACTAGTGCGACACAAACACTTGCTAGTACCACTAATCTCAATGCGGGTATGGCTGTAACTGGAAATGGTGTTCCACCAAATTCACTAGTTCTGATTGATCGTATTACAAGTAGTACGGTGGTGGTTTTATCTGAATCAATAAGTACAACAGCTGGTGATACATACACATTTTCTAAGCCAAATATAATATCTAAAGAAGGTGAAGATGATATATCGTTAAAAGTGTATGGAGAAGCTGGTGCTAAATTTAGGTTATATCTTACAAAAGATTCTGATAGTAGTAGTTTATTAAAGGATAGTGATGGAATAACAGTAAGTAGTATAGAAGGTGAGATACCCGCCGCTGGAAGTACAAATGCATATTATGAAACTTTACTAGATTTTCCAAAAATAGTAGATAAAGATGTGAGTGAAGAGTCAACACTAAAGGTACCATACACATTGAAATTAGAAGAGATACCCGGAACTAGTACTTTTATCTCTCCGTTAAAGTCTCCAGAGCAAATGAAATTTGTACAATATCAGGATTCTGCAATTGTATTTACTACAAATGAAGCTATGACCGCTTCAATGGCAATGTCACATAGTCCTCTTCCTGCAGATTCATATTATGATCCATGGGCTGGATATTTAAAAAGATCATTACTAGAGCCGACTGTTCCTGATGAAGTAACAATAAGTTCTGTTTTAACCTCAGAATCATCTGGTAAGGATTTTAGGTTTTTAGATGATTTAGATACTGATGGAGATGGGATTAGTGAAAATATACCTCTTACTGTTATTTCGGGTGATGTAAGAGAAATTGACGGTGAAAGAATTATAACAACAGATGGTGGTATTGTTTCTTTTAATAACCTATCAGTTGAACTTAATAACACACCTGCTATTGCAACAGCAACGTTAACAGGTTCGATGAGTATTCATAAATATGGTACAAAAGATGATTATTTAGAGCTTAACTGGCATGATCTTGTTGGTTGGGAATTAGGAGTTGGTGATTCAGTAGCAACATCCGCTGTTAATGATGGTGTTTATGAAATACCAATAACATTACCAACAGGAGCTGGAGAGTTTGAAGTTTCTGTTAACGCTGCAGGAAGACCAGATAGATTTCAGATATTATTTGATTCTACAAATAAAACATCTAATAATATAAATGACATGTCTGTTGTTGCTGATTCGTTTTATATTGGTGATCATTTAAGAACAGCAGGTACATCTGATGGTCAGAGAGGACATTATAGAACCAATGCTATTGGAACATTTACTATGAATAAATTTATGTATGTTGGAGAAGGTGGTAATGCCACTAAAGATTCAGATGGTTCATCAATGCCAGAGTGGGATACAAACGGAACAACATCAGTAACAATTTCAGATGCTGTTATTGCAGGTCCAGCTAGTAATTCACCTGATACAACTAACGCAGCTTGGAGAGATGCTTGTGATCCTGACGGGGATGGTGAAGGTGTTAACCACGATGGTCAAGTTGGTTTAACATCTTATTACTACGCTAATGCTTCCGCGTTCACATCAGGTACAAAAACATATCATGACCCTACTGATTCTAGTGCATACTTATTTGAAGATGATGGTAATGCTACATTAGTATATAATAAACCAGAATCAACCTCAACTAGAGCATATATAAGAATTAGTGCAAAAAGTGCTGCTGGAACTACTGGTTGGGATATATATGGAACTAGATTTACAGCTACATAAAATTAAGATATTATGGCAAAGATAACATTAACACTAAATTTCGCATATCCAATAAATGTATCACTGCAACCTAAACCTACTAATGTTACTAGTGATAGTGCACACGTAGACGCAGGTGCTTGGGATATTATATACTTTAAAAATTCATCTGGTACTATTATAAGATTAGGTGATTGTTTAACAATAAGTAGTGATAGAAAAACTATTACAGTATATGCAGATGATACAACTGAACAACCAGCAAATGGTAATTTTATCTTTTTTGGTAAAAATGAAGGTGTTGGTATGGCGGGTGTAACAGGTTATTATTTTGAAGTAGAAATGAAAAATGAAACAACAGATGAAGCAGAATTATTTGCCGTAAGCTCTGAACTATTTGAAAGTAGTAAATAAATAAAAAAAAGTGTAATTATAATATGTATAAAACTAAAAATTAAAAAATCATGACACAACAAACGATTCCTTTGCCTACAAGCTTACCGCCGGTAACGTCGCTTTTACCAAGTCAAGCAAATCCAATGCCTTATAGGCAAATGTTGCCAACTGTACCATACTCAGCTGCCCCATCTAATTCGCAAACTCCTCCTCCTAATTCTCCCACTGGAGCAGAATCTGCAGCAGCGGGATTAATGGGTGGTGGTGTAGGAGATATTGGCGCTGGAATAGCAGGTATTGCTATGGGTATAATGGGTGGTAGACAAAGAAGAGCAGAACAAA